AATTTAAGTTCGAGCTCCTGATTTACTTGATTACGGGCAACCCTAAGTTTATCCTCTAACTGTTGCCTGGCATTCATGATGCTATTATTCAAATAACGAGCATATAAACCTGCGGCACACATGCACCCAACCATACATAAAAATATAAATGCACCTGCTATTTTATCAGTTATAACCGACTCTAAAAATTGTTGTATATTATTTGCAACTGTTTTTGCGGTGTCTGTAACATCTGGTTGCGCTACATTCTTTGAAATGAATCCCCATGAAAATATGTTCAAACCACTTCTTGTAGTATTTGCAACGACATTAGTTGCATATTGAGCTGTACCAGCACTTAGTCCCGCAGGAATAATTATTAAAGAAGCACTAAGGAGGTAAAATAATGCTACACCTATAAGACCACCCAGTGCGAATCCACCCGCTAGATGTTGATTTATACTCGCAAGAGGTAGACCAAGGTCTAAGAGTTCTTGTGTTTTGACAATTCTGTCTATCTTACTTGTAAACCGCAACGCTTCTGCGAGATTGCCTTGTTTGGCTGCCTCAATAGCAAGTTCCGCTAGCATTGACGCTTGATACCCATGTTTTTTACTAACCACGCCTGGATTGAATACTGACATTAGGGTTTGTTTACCGTTTGGGGCATCATATGGTACAAATTGTCTTCCTGGACCTGCTTGGCGAGAGAAAGCATCCTTTCCGTTACCAGCCGGCATCCCCCCTTTCATGTTGTTCAGTAACAGGGGCGCATTTTTCAAAGGCGCATTTTCCAAAGGCGCATTTTCCAAAGGCGCATTTTCCAAAGGCGCATTTTCCAAAGCACATATATCAGCCAGTTGTGCGTCTATGTCCCCTCTAAAGATAAATTCAGGAGCTTTTTCTTTTAGTATATTATTCAATTCTTTGGCAAGTGCCGCATAAAACTCCATGCCACGCTGTAACTTAGTCTTTATTTGCGAATTATCACCAGAACATGATATCATGTGAATATTTGATTTAACATCACCCAACAGCTCAGCCAATATAATGGGTGCCAGTACCTTCAGATCAACGTCTCCCATATATTTATACGCAATATTATATTTTGTTCCGCTCCGGAATTCATTGTAAAGTACTGCTTCGCGTGATTGTTAAAAATTGATTCGTGGCGGGGAGCACTTTTAAAGGTCCCTAGCTCCTTACATGTTCTTCTGTAGTGGCTGCCAAAATGTCCAAGCCGTCGAGCCTGTCCATCGTGATCCTTCCGCTTCCGTTTCTGCCTCTGCTGATTCTGCTAGTGCTAGTGGCGCTGATGTTCTACCTAATCTGGCGAGTAACTCAGGCTCTGGACTAGATGCTCCTCCTGTATCTGATCCTCCTGTTTCTACCACCGCTGAAAAGGATGTAGTTGTTGAGGAGCATGCTCCTTTGCCTGCGAGCCGTGCTTCTACACCAGAATCTTCTGCTTCTGCTTCTCCAGAGGCTGAGACAGAGGCTCAGGCAGGCACCGAGGCTGAGGCAGAGGCTCAGGTAGAGGCTCAAGCAGAAGCTCAGACAGGCGCCGAGGCAGAAGCTCAGGCAGAAGCAGGGACAGAGGCCGAGGACACGCGAATGCCGGTAAACAGGGCGGTCTCCTCATTTGACGAGAGTATTTATAGCCAACAGTTCACACTACATAAGGTCCCTTTCTACGATATGACCATTCGCGCCTACGAAGGCGTTTCTGATACATACGTGACGTTTGACACTACCGAGCCTGTCACCCTGCCCATCGCCACTCTTCGCAAAGTCTTAAATACTATTAAACCAGACCCAGAGAAGAAGTACCTGGGAGACAATCTTATGCTTGCTATGGGCTTCTTCATTGCCTCTGTTCTCCTCCGTGCGAAGGATTGCTCGTAAGACGAAGTCAAGCTATGCTAAGACGAAGTCAAGCTATGCTAAGACGAAGTCGAGCTATGCTAAGACGAAGTCAAGCTATGCTAAGACAGGCACACCCAGGAGCGTCCTTCTCCCTCAAAAAACAGGCGGATAAACTTCCCCGCCCATATTTTTTCTTCATCCTAGAATACAAGATCTTATATAATTCGCCCACGGTTCCCTCAGACAAACGAATAAGAAAAACAAACTCCAAATAACCAATTTCCTGAGCACTCGGCTTATAGGCAGACCCCTCTCGTAAAACACCCACCATCAGATTATTCCACGCCCTGTTCATAACAGGTTCCACAACATTCGCGTGTAATAAACTCGCCTCCGCCGCGTATACGAGAAGCTCAGAAAGTTCTTGTAGCCTCTCCTCAGGAAACCAATCAAATATACGCAACTCTATCCCATGTAAGAAATGTTTTCGGTAATTTATATCCATGCCCAACTGTTCCAAGGCAACATAACCACTCGTGGCGTGATAGACCTTGTACCACCAGAAAGGCTGATCAGATCCTCTCAACTGATTTACCGGAACTGTGAGTATCTTTCCCTCGGGCATAGCATCTGTGTCATAGGTGCCTAGGCCGATATACCGACTCATCGCACCGCGTTGTGAGCCCGCAGAACATCCTTGAAAGGGATCGGCACTGCCGTAGACGGCCACTAGAAAAGGCTCCAACCATTGATAAACGCGTATACAGGCCCTATGCTGCATCTTGAACTTTGCCTGGTCTTTCATAGTAGGTGAGCCATCTGCCAACTTCTTCCCCAGTCGTGTTGGCAAAGTAATATTCACATGATACGTGCCATTATTAAACATCCCAACATTCCTCTGATTTGTGTGAAAGACCGCGAACGCAGGGTTACAGGGAGGATAAATGACAGGGCCCTTGTCCAGGAATACCCTACGGTCTACCAGAAATTTATTAAAAGCATTTAGAAACCCCTTCTTTTTCACAATAAGTTCCTCTATTACATCTTCCGCCGTGGCTCTATAAAAATCTTCGCTCATGAACTCAATCGTATCACCGTCAAATGTGAAACCCGCCTCGTGTTCGTCGATAAACAACCTCGGACAAAAATCCTGCATTTCCTGAAAGACCGTGCGCCCTGAGAACTTCGGATTTGGTCTCGGCTGTTTTTCATATGTGGTGAGATGTTGTCCATGGCGATCGGCCTTTGTGAGAGAGTGGCAGTTGAGTAAAAGGGGTAAGGGCGCGAAGCCAGAAGCATCTGGGAATAGGCTATCCATCTGCGCAAGTGTTTCGGGTTTGTAGGAACTATAGTAATTCACGCTGTACCTCTCAGGCTTCCTCGCCGTTTTTAAAAGTGGCGTGGCCACGTGGATAGGCTTGGCGAACTGTAAATATGTTTCTATTTCTATGCCGAATCCCCAGAATAGCTCGTTCTCTCCATATTTATCCTTATATTTCCTATGTTTTTCAAGGACTGGGCGGGAGTCCTTCATCTGAGCTAAAGGGTATAAAAAATGAAGGCCGGCGTGGCACAGAATAAGGGTCTCACCAATGCCCAACTTTATGTACGATATCGGAAAGGGCGTTGACCGCCTATTACGTTGTAAGCGCGTACACCCTTGTTTCCTAGTATTATTTCTCTTTATGGCAGGGTGTGCCATTGCCACGGGTGTTGTATATTTGGTAAAGGGCCCAGGAGAAATTATACAAATTGCCCTTTTCTCTCTAACTCTGATCCTGATATTCCTACTCATTAGCTCACACGCGTATTATCTCAATACAACGCAACAGGGGAGTCAACCGGTAGAAAATGTTTAAACACGTGGCGCATATACTATATACGATGCGGATCTTCACGCCATTTTTCATGAAGCCGTGCGAACTTCTCACACTCACGAAGATGACGGAACAGAAAATCACAGAACCTATAAGTATTTCCCTAGAAAACTATGGGCGTCGCCTATTTGTGCCCGTAAAAGTAACAAATGCCAGATCAACCTTTTTTACTCCCCATTTTATGATTCAGTACCCAGAGCTATATTTTGATTATATTCGCGGGACTATTATGCGCTATGAATACAACGAACAGGGTATTATGACGAGACATGTGTTACAGGAGGAAATGCAAAAATACCAGCTTGTTAAGGAAATCCATGTGGCTACTATTGAAACCCCTCGCCTTGAAGAAAAGGATATGCTCTTCTGTAGCAGATTATATTAGGACCCTCTTCATATCTTCCAGAAACTCCTTACTGATATTTCTTGACTCCGCGGGCAAGAGACAGAGGCTTCCAATCTCCGCATCAGAGTCTACGCGACGATGGAAGATGAGATCGGCTACAGTATTCGGCAAATACAGATAGTACGGCGAAGTTACACCGGCTTCTTGAAGACGATATAGCATGAGCTCGAGGTCGGCGAAGGAGAAGACATAAACGTGATAAGAACCATTTTGAATGATTCTTTTCGGTTTTAGAGGCAAATTTATAGCGGTGATCACTTCTTTATGAAGACCGAAGAGCTCCTCCAAGGTTTCGCGCAGAGCGGTCTGAAAGGGATCGGTCTCCTCAGGCTCCCTCTTTCCGCCGAATCCGCTTATAGTTGGCTCGGACTTGCGTGGCTGATAGCCGGCCAGCGTATGTACACCATTGGTAAAGAGACAACCTGCTCCTGTATATAGGCTCTTATCCTTATTACGAAGACACGAACGGAACATTTGGGGACTGTGTAAAAGGGGTTGGTTAGGGATTAATTTTTATTTGTTTGGGCCCTTTGGCCCTTTGGCCCTTTGGCCCAGAGGCCCAGAGGCCCAAGCGCTAATTATTTTCTCATGCCTCAGTATAAATGTCCTCTGTATTACGGCACACTCGTGAACCCAGTCCGGTTTCTAAGCGTTTCACGGTGTTTCCTTATTATGGCTTCCCTACGGGTGAGCAAGAGTACTATTTTACGGTGAATGGCGATTCGCTCTATCGCGTTGAATCCGACCTGAGTGGCGTAAATCAATGGGTGGTTGCTCGTGATATGGGTAAAGAATCATTTATTAATAGCCTTGATACAGAGCTCATTGAGTATTGGGAAAATGCTAATACATGGAGCGACATCACCCTAATTCGCAAGGGTCGTGCGCGGAAGTTCCAAGCCCTGGCTGTACCGAATGGATTGACGAACGCTTCGGATAACAACGACCCCGCTTGGAATGCGGGCGCCTATACGGATCCTACTGGAAACTTTGAGGACTGTCCCTTTTACAATAACCAAAACACCGGAATAAACGACCTTCTGATTATGGGAAATTCTACCACCACCACCGGCGAATACACCCAGTCTCTTCCTTTCGCCACTTTCTGGGCCGTGGTAGATCCTGTGGTCATCCGCTACACATCTGGGGCTAACACATACACACGCGCGATTGTGAATCGCGTTGTTCCCTCATAGACTCTCTAGCTTTTTTCCGTATATTTTTCATTTTATGATAGAATGAAAAATACACCACTAACCCCAATCTAAAAATTGAAGCCGGTTGGGCGCTGAAGTGATGAGCCTAGCCTAGACATGTCTTCGCCTGATGAAAGCCCTCTGCCAGCTCCCATAGACGGCACCGAACTTCACAGGGCTCAGTCCTGGATCTTTGAGAAATTCCTGGAAGACCCCCGTACCATGACCATGCGGATGAAACACCGCGCGTCCTTACATCGCGCCGTCATCGTGAAGAGAGGCCAGATCATCGCCGAAGCCACCAATAACTATGGCTCCCGCAGTCGTGGCTCTGGCTACTCCCGCAGTAGCATCCACGCCGAGAAGAATGTGGTGAAGGTGCTGGGAGATGTCCACCGGCTAAGAGGAGCCGACATGTATATCATGCGCTTCTCTCGCACGGAGAACATAGAGTTCGTGCGCTCTACGCCATGTCCAGCATGTATGATATTCCTGGAGAAATGTATGCGCGAATACGGCCTCAAGAACGTCTATTACACCAGTTAGTAACACCGCGCCTCCCAGCTTTTTGGTGTAAAAATGATTCGGGCCCAGGCGGTACCGTACGGGTCCCACCCATGAATCAACTTAAAGCCACGGTACAGAGTACCTCTAGCCAAGAGAATACGATGTCTGCGCAGGTCCCGTACAAAGCCCCCATGTCCGCTGCCGTGAAGCCCACGCAGTTCAAGAGTGGCAATGAGGAAGGCAAGACCAACACGTGCCTTCAGGAAATGAGTAAAATCAACAAGTATTTCATGGATCTCGGAAAGACTCTGGAGCAGAATCTGTCGTTGGTAGCCGATGTGAAAAAGAAGATCCCTGTACACATCATATTCACCAACAACAGCCTCATCGAGACCAAGCAGTGGAAGAACAAGGTGGCCAACTTCGGCGTAAACACCATGGCCATCCTCTCGTCGCAAGACACCAAGACAAAGGGCGAGATTGACTCGCTCATTGTCACCGGAGATGACTCTGGGCGATGCGTCAACTACATCATGTGTTGCGCGAACGGCGTGCGTGTGCGCGATATCACGTGGATCATCAAGCAGTATTCGCGGAAACACCCGCGCTACATCTTCAACATCTTCCTGGACGAGTTTGATAAGATGCCGATTTACGCCACCTTTATCAAGGCCATTCAAGGCTACGAGAATGTGCGCAATATCGTGGCCATCAGTGCGACCCCCTACGCCAGTTGGTTCGCCACGCTCCTTGACCTCGGCTACACGTATGTTCCCCTTTTGACAAAGATTGAGGATTCCACGGACTACAGGCAGATCAGCGACCACCGCCTTATTTATACGAATGACATCCAGATTGAGAATCCCGTGGCGAATTTCCAGCACATCCTGGACAATCCTGGGAAAGTCTGCTACGAGGTGGATGGTGTACAGTTGAAGATTCCTGACCTGAAGGCCGAGAAGGGAAAGATCTTCTTCGTTCCTGGGACATGGCGCGTGGATAGCCACGACGATATTTGCGCCATTGCGAAAAAGATGGGATGGAACTGTCTTGTGTTGAACGGGAAAAAGAAGGGATTCTATTACCCCGACGAGACGTATGTGACGATAAAGGACTACAGGGCGCGCCGAGCGTTCCCCGAGCACACGAGCATCATGGCGGTGGCGCACGCGATGTACAACGACCCTGGACTTAAGTTAAAGGTGGTCAATCTGGTCATCACGGGCTTCAACTGTGTGGAGCGAGGTGTCACGTTCAATGTGCCCGACTTCCAATTCCACACGGCCATCTTCAGCCCCTACCATTTCAAGGAGGGCAGTGAGGCGAAGGAGAGCATTATTCAGCTGGCCGGGCGCGCCACCGGCTGGAAGGAGTTTGTGCCTACCATGAACATCCTCGCCCCCAAGTACTTGCTCGACGAGGTCGTGGAGAGCCAGGACAATCTCATTCGCTTCTTGAAGGAGTCGCCCACGCACATCACATATGCCGACATGATGGGCGACAAGAACGCAATTCCGATTCGCCTGGACTTCTTGGATGCGGATTTGCTGGCCTATCTGGAGGGAGAGTCAAACAAGGTGAAGCGTCTGGAGGCCATTCGCGCAGGCATACAGAAGGGGCTCGTACAATATACGAATCCAAATCGCGAGAGCACGGATTCCTGGGCGTTTACGGCCGAGCTGGGCGGTAAGTACGCGCTCAAGACGATTCGCAGTTGTAAGGAGGGCAACAAGGCAGAGAACTACCGCTTTGATGCGTATATCAGTGCGCACAACGAGGGGCGCGGATATGGCCAGAGCAATCAGGAAGGGGAGTACAGCATAGATATTAACTTCTTGGCACATACTAAGAATGGCGTGGCGATCCCTAGGGGCATCGGCTTTATTAGTTATGCCTATCTGGAGATAAAACCTGAGGCAGGAGTATAAGAGATGGCGTCGGTCATTATATCATCCGGATTATCCGTGGCCGATGCGCAGGCATCTTCTGCTGCGGCCGGCCTCAGTATGTGTTCGTGCCCAGATGGGGATATAGACGTCTATTCCACGGATGCTGCCGCCGTGGAGGCGTGGTTCAAAGGACTCGGCCCAGAAGTAAAAGCAGAGCTGGTTTTTCATAAGCTAGAACCGCGTTGTGTAAAAGGGATGGTTTCGCCATATGAAACGCTACAGCCTAGAATTCCAGGATACAGTTTTTTCACGGCGTCCGAGGTAGCGCAAATATATGAGTTCCCCGCCCCCGATACTTCTGTGAATATCGTTGTGGGAGTCATGTCATTTGGCGGAGGTCTATATGGAACTGTGGACACTGACGGTGTCTTGACAAACGGCGACGTACAGGCTTATTGGACTTACCTAGGAAAACCTACAAATACTCATCCCCGTGTAATTATAAAAACAATTGACAATGCCACAAACTCTCCTGGGCCAGATAGTGGGACTGCGGAAAATACCTTGGACATTGAAACGATTGGAGGAGCCTGTACTAGCCCGAATCTCACCATTATATTATACATTTGTCCCAATACACTGGGTGGAATGTTAAGTCTATTCACATATATGTATAATACGCCGGTAGTGGTCGGTGGTATAAGCTACAGGCCCGACATTATATCGTGTTCGTGGGGCTCGTCCGAATTAAGATATTCCAGCACTCTGAGAAATTCTGTTAACTCTATCATGTCCACCATAACAGGAGCCGGCATATCCATTTGTACAGCTACAGGAGACTTTGGTGCCAATAACAATGGACCCACGCCCGGTTACAATGTGGACTTTCCTTCATCCAGTCCATATGCCACGGCCGTGGGAGGAACACGCCTAGTATGCCAGAATAACATATATGATGAAAACACCGTAGAAACTGCGTGGACATCTGGGGGTGGTGGATCAAGCGAAGTCTTCGCCAAGCCGGCATATCAGAGCGCTGTAGCCGGTAGCTTTCGCTGTATACCCGATATTGCCGGAGTGGCTGATCCGAACACTGGCGTTGTCTTCAAAGTGGGCGGGTCATTCTTTGTATATGGCGGTACCAGCGTGTCTGCCCCTCTCGTGGCAGCTTTCCTCGCGGCGATAAACTGCCGAACCTTTGTAAATCCGCGTTTGTACTCGGCTCCCTCCAATTGCTTTCACGATGTGACCGTGGGAAATAATGGAGGCATGTTTGCCGGCGTTGGTTACGACAAAACTACAGGGCTCGGAAGTATAAACGGAGATAACCTTGGCCCGCATATTATGGCCGTGGCCGTGACAGGTGTTACGCTGAATCAGAGTAGCGCCTCTTTATTGGCAGGGAATACTCTACAACTCACGGCCACCGTGGCTCCCGCTGGAGCCACGAACGATGATGTGATATGGTCTTCTTCCAATACTTCTCGTGCCACAGTGAATTCTTCAGGCCTTGTTACAGCGGAGTCGGCAGGTTCTGCCACGATAACAGTTCGCACGGCAGATGGTGGGTATACAGCCACCTGCGCTCTCACAATCACAGGGACTATTGCCGTATCGAGTGTGATTTTAAATAAGACAACCGCCACCGTGGGTGTAGGATCTACTACGCAATTGGTGGCCACTGTGTTACCTACGAATGCCACGAACAAAGCAGTGGTCTGGTCATCTTCTGATATCACCAAGGCGACTGTCAATGCCACGAGCGGGGTTGTCACAGGAGTGGCTACGGGCTCTGCCACCATTACCGTGACTACTACCGATGGTGGCAAGACGGCCACATGTGTAGTAACTGTGGTAACTTCTGTACCTGTAACAGGGGTTGGTCTAAATCAGAACACGGCTTTCTTGGCCACAGGGTCTACTCTACAACTCACGGCTACTGTCCAACCTGCGAATGCCACGAATACCGCAGTTATTTGGTCTACTTCCAACATAAATCGCGCTACGGTTGATTCTTCAGGCATCGTTACAGCCACTGGAGCAGGAACGGCAAATATCGTGGTGACAACTACGGACGGATCTTTCACGGCCACCTGTGCCGTTACCATATATTCAGGGGCCTTTGTACCTGTTACAGGGATTTCTCTAACACCTACATCAAGGACTATAGAACCTAACGGAACGGCACAACTGACTGCCTCCATAACTCCCGCCAATGCGACGAATAAGCTTCTTACGTGGTCTTCCAATTCTGCGTCGGTATCCGTCAGTCAGAACGGCATAGTCACCGGTGTTTCTCCTGGACCCGCCACAGTGACTGTGACCACGCAGAATGGAGGTAAGACAGCCACCAGCTCGATCCTAGTAAACGCACCTCCTCTGATAACCATGAATCCTGGAAGCACGACCGTATCTTCAGGAGCAGTTGTAAATATATCTGCCACGATTACACGTCCTGGGCTGATTGCTACGGCAATATCATGGTCCTCCTCTAACACATCTATCGCCACGGTGCCATTAAGAGGAGTTGTAACTTCTATCTCAGGAAATACAACGACGATAAGAGCAAGTGTAACAGGGACCGGCAATGGAACAGCCACGATTACGGCGAATGCCAGTGGATATGGTATATCCGCCGTGTGCTCTGTGCTTGTAACAACGAGAGTACAGAGCGTGACCCTGAATGCGCGCAACGCAACGTTGGCGATTGGCCAAACATTCCAGGCTGTGCCAACAATCTCTCCTGCCACGGCAACGAACCAGGATGTGACGTGGTCCAGCTCTTCTGCCTCTGTGGCCACTGTCGACGCAGATGGGCTTATTACCGCGGTACGAAATGGCTCAACCACAATTCGTGCCATTACGGTCGATGGGGCCAAGTTCGCCACGCTCACTATATCCGTTGTAACCCCTGTAACAGGAGTTGCGGTAAGTCCAACAACTCTCGCCCTGAATCGTGGAGCAACGAGAAGATTAGTAGCAAACATTATACCACCGAATGCGTCCAATGTAGGTGTAAGATGGTCTAGTTCAAATACTCGCGTGGCGAGCGTAAGTAGCACAGGCGTTGTGCGTGGTGTAGCTGCGGGCACGGCCACCGTAACAGTGCGTACAAATAGTGGTGGTCTAACTAGCACATGCGTTGTCACCGTTACATAAAATTGAAGCTGGGCCAGGCTAACCAATAAAGGTCCACCCAGAAATGTCGTCAGCGTTTGTTCGTGTTGTCACGGATACGGAGGCAGTGCCTTCGCCTCCGCCCCAACCTGCGCTCGTGACCGGCTACGAGCCTGACCGATTCCAGAAATTCGCCATTGAGGCCATTGAGGCCGGCGAGAATGTGCTCGTCACTGCGAAGACCGGGAGTGGCAAGACCTTCGTCGGCGAGTACCAGATCGCCAAGTCACTGGCCAGGGGCGGACGCATCTTTTACACAACGCCCATCAAGTCTCTGACAAACCAGAAATTCCACGACCTGAAGAAGCTCTTCCCTGAGGCCTCGGTGGGGATTATGACCGGGGATATCAAGTTCCGCCCGGATGCGCAGATCATTGTGATGACCACGGAGATTCTGCGCAACCTCTTGTTCAAGCGGGGCACGGCCACGGAAAAGATCGGGGTCGGAGCACTCATGTCGCTGGATGGACTGGACTCGGTCGTCTTTGACGAGGTCCATTATATCAATGACCCGGATCGTGGCCATGTCTGGGAGGAGACCCTGATGCTCTTGCCGACCACCGTGAAACTGATTCTGCTGTCGGCCACCCTGAGCTCACCCTACGGATTCGCCGAGTGGCTCGGAGAGCTCAAGAAGGTGCGTGTCTGGCTCATCAGCACTCTCTGGCGCGCCGTGCCCTTGGAGCACTGTGTTCTCTCAGAGGGAAAGCCTCTCGTCATTTATGACGCCAAGGAGCACTTTCATGACACGGTGTATCGCGAATGGTTCGCCGGGAAGGGCGCTGCCTTACTGGCCCATGACAAGTTCAAGGAAAAGGTACATCAGATGAAAAAGGGAGGGTTTGAAGGCCCTGTGGGTGGGAAAACGAGGCCCAAGTCGTTTGAGCACCAGCTCAATGAATGCTTGGAGTACTTGGACACGCGCGGCTGCCTTCCAGCCATCTTCTTCGTATTTTCCCGCGCCGGGTGCGAGAAACTCGCCGACAAAATCACGGGCAATTTTCTGGACTCGTCGGACGCAGCGGCGGTGGCGAATATCTGGGACTTTCACTTGTCCCGGTACAAGGAGAGTCTGGAGAAGTCGCCCCAGTACCACACTCTGCGCACTCTGGCCATGCGAGGCATCGCCTTTCACCACAGCGGTCTCTTGCCCTTCCTCAAGGAGATTCTGGAGGTCTTGTTCAGCAAGGGCTATATCAAAGTTCTCATGGCCACGGAAACTTTCGCCGTCGGCATCAATATGCCCACGAAGACAGTTGTATTCACGGCTCTGGAAAAATTCACGGATGGATCCTTACGCCCCTTACGCTCCGCCGAATATACACAGATGGCTGGTCGGGCAGGGCGTCGGGGGAAGGATGACAGGGGCTTGGTAATTTATCTGCCCCAGAGAGATCCTGCCGATTTGTTTGAAGTGCGTCAGATACTGACGGGACGAGCGGCATCATTTGGTTCTCGGATGAATTTCCACTATGACTTTGTCTTGCGAACAAAGGACACGCGGGCTTTGATTGAGATGAGTTATTGGTGGACACTCCTTCTGAAGGAGGTCCAAAGAAGTAAGAACGAAGTCTCTGATGCCATGGCAACCCTTCAACAAAAGAGGAGCCTTCTGACAGCCGAGGATATGGAAGAGTGTCAGAAGAAGGAGGAGCTGGAGCTTCGCGTAGGAACGCTTCACAACGCAAAGAAGAAGGCCGCCCAACGGGAACTTGCCGCGTGGCAGGCGGAGCATAAGGAAAGCAAATGGAATCCGATCTTTGAGAGATACAAAGCGATTTGCGAAGCCTCTCGGACAGTGACCTCCTTGCAGGGGGTGGTGGAACAACTGGAGCAGGAGCAGGAGGTTCCTCAGATTCGCCTTCGTCAGAGGGTTCTTTCGGAATACGAATACGTAGATTCGGCCTTTCAGGTAACTCCGCGCGGTTTATTGGCGTCAGAGGTGAATGAGGGACATCCATTTCTGACAACGGAGCTGTTTCTGCGCTTGGAAGGGAATGCTGCCGCATGGTCCCTGAGCGAACTATTGACTATTCTCGCCATCTTCTTAGGCGATTCGCCGAGCGAAGATGCCCCGCCGATTTCTGAGCTGAGTGTAAAAGGGTCTGTTCGGGCTGAGCTTGCGCGGATCGCGAATGATGCGCGCCTTGGGTACGAGCGCGAGAAGGCGCATGGTCTTCCTGACGACCTCGACTTCTGGACTCTCACGACCGAATGGGTGGAGCCGGTGGCCGCCTGGGTGGGCGGTGAGGCCTTGCTTCCTGCGGTGGCTGCGGAGTTTGGGATCTTTGAGGGGAATCTCCAGCGCGCCCTGATGAAACTCATGGGCTTGGTGGAGGAATTCCGGGCGATGGCTACCTTGCGCAGCGATATCGGATGGCTTGGCTTGCTGGAGGGGGCGCAGATCGTCGTGTTGCGCGACGTGGTCGTGGCTGAGAGCCTGTACTTGCGGATTTAGAGGAAGTGCTCAATGACTGTGGGGTTCAAATATATTATCATGATGACAAATAAGACCATTAGCGCGTAGGCAAAAAAAGCCTTGGTGGAAGAACCCTTGCTAAAGTTCTGTACAGCCAATTCTATAATACCCCATAATCCGACCCACCATAAGACGACCAAAAAGCCAATGGCGAATACATTTTTATCTGGCACCATCTTCTGCCGTTAGGGTGATAATAATTTGAAGACGATCTTGTCCTTCCACCGCGCCTCTTGGCGATTCTCGTACCACTGGATACTGACGGGGGTGCTTGGGCGGATCTCGGCAGAAATGTTTTTCACTTGTATCGCAGTCTTCCAGGCAGGAACCCAGACCTTGGCCTTGCGCTTTTCCGAGTTCACGGATACCACCGTGCCTTGGACTGCAGCCGCGGCGGACGCGTCCTTTGACAAGGTAGTCATGAAGAAGAGGTCGCGCTGGAATGCCTTGGCCTGCTTCTGGCGCCGGTTCATCTCATCCACGAGGGCTTGCTGCGCTTCCTGCGCTTGCTGCGCTTGCTGCGTTTGCTGCGCTTGCTGCGTTTGCTGCGCAGGACCTTTGCCCAAGAGGGCCGCCTTGATAGCGCGCTGGTTCACGATGTCAGCGTACCGGCGAATAGGCGACGAAGCATACGCATACGCGCCCAGGCCGAGAGCTTCATGCGCAACCGAATCGGCCGTCGGTAGACAGTACTCGGCAGATTCATAGAACAGGAATTCAGGCACACCGGGGATTTGGACACGAGTCGCCGTGCCGCCCTTTTGCCGCCGCAGAATACCTGTACCCGCCGAAGAAAGCATCTTGCCGGCTTCTTCATTATAGAAGATCATGAGGCGCTCCACAATCACGTGGGAGTCAGGTGCCTGCGTGATCTTCTGGAGAAGCTGGAGTTCCGGGCTAGTTCCCAGGGCCTTGTCGGCCTCGTCGTATGTGTAAGAGAGGGTTGTCTGGGTCAGCGTGCTCATCCAGCGAAGATTCGCAGGTAGCCATGCGCCCTCCTCCACGTCAAAGCACAGACTCAGGGTCGGCTTGGCTTTGCCAGGCAAGAGGGAGAAGGTATCCTCGGAAAACTCCCTGGCAAACATCGGCTGGATCGCATCACCAGCCGGTGTATAGAAACTCGTGGCTCGACGGCGCGCCTCCAGATCAAGAGCAGACCCCTCTAACACCCTTGAGGAGACATCGGCAATATTAATCGCGATTGTCCACTTCGTGTCGGAGATTTTGTGAACTGTGAAGGAATCGTCCACGTCCTTACACCCCGGAGGATCTATGTGAAAGGTGGTGCCGAGGAGGATCTGTCTGCCTTTGGTATCGTCGTCTTCTGCGAGAGGAGGAGTCGGTGTCTTGGCTGAAAGATCCTTCTGACTATCGTAGGCATACGTGGTCAGAAGAAGCTTGAGCTCGGATTCATCCGTGGGTTCTCCGAGGTTCTGTACGATATTGGCTTTGGGGAGTTCTCCTTGACGCTGTGGAGCTGTGGAAGGTTCCACGATCGCGTGAATATTGTAAAAGAGATTGCGTTGAGAACAGCCGACGGCCATTGGCCCAAATCGCTTGTCATAGGGGACGAAGCGGAAGAGAGGGACGCCACGGCTTGTGAGCCCATAGCGGACCTTGGACGTCAGCTCGAGTGTACCCGCGATACGATTATTGACGAGCATTGCGAGGACAGGCCATTTGCTTTTGTCGGCAGTTCAATTTTTCCGGCAGAAGATTGTCCGCTTGCGCCAGGTAGCTAGATAAGAGCCGTTTCTAAAAATTGAAAGTGGCCTGGCGGGACTATGTAGGTCCCCCCAATGGTTTACGTATATGAGAAAAACGCCGATGGCGAATATGTCTGCCCTCACTGCGCCTTTGTAACTGCGAAGCAACCGACGATGCACATGCATTACAAGGCGAATCATGACGGAGCGCTCAAACATAAGTGTAAGGATTGCTGTTACGAAACGGCAACGAAGCAAGCACTGGACAATCACATCATCGCCAAACATCCCGAGAAGTCGGAGACCTGTGTGATAAAGATTGCCTGTCCTTGCGCAGGATGTGAATATGAAAGCCTCACAAAGGGAGGTCTTCGTAGTCATTACACAATTCGTCATCTTTCCCAGTATATTACAAAGTTCCTCGGAAAGACAGAGAACAAACAGATTTCGTGTACTTGCTGTGGAGCAGTCTTCACAAGCAAGCCGAGCTTCGTATATCATCTAGTCAACTGCATGCCGGAAGAGGTTCGCAGCGACTCTACACACCGTGTTGGCCTCGGGCTTTCTTAGGTATCTTGCTGTTGAGGAACATCCTTGTACATTTTTTGCACGGCCAAGACGATTTGATAGATGTGATAACCGAGGGCAGCGAATCCGAGCATGGCAAGTACCTCAAACGCCCATCTAGGAGTATCATAGCCCATACAGCCAATATAGAGAAGTATGGGTGCTACCGCCAGAACATGTAATATATTCACCCATACCGTGAGACCCTGGCCCTTCCACCGTGTGACAATGCGATAGGCGTGATAAAGAAGAACAACTAGGCCAAGTACCTGAAGAACCGTGAATACCCACGGCATGAGTTGGCCACGCACGAACGCCACGTATAAGAAAAAGGGGGAGATGACTAATACGTGAAAAGCAGATAGCTGTATATGATCCGTCATTACTAGTGTCTATCAGAAAAATTTGCGCAGAAGTTTCTCGGAGTGTTCCAGTGCTCCCTCTATCCACGCCTGTCTCTCGCTATAACTTTCCCCGCAAACATAGACATTCTGCCAGCAAGAAGGAAGAGGTCGCATGATCTTTTCGCTGAGATGTCCAGGGTCATACAAGCCAGGAGTCCAATAAGTACATCCGTGCTTCCATAGATGTGCCTTGAAAAATGTCGGCCGGGGTATATCCAAGTCAGGAAATAGTGCGCGCGTCTCCTTGCGGATTTCTCTTTCCAAGGAAGCTTCGCCCTCGGCCTTTAGAATTTTTGCCCAAGGCTCGGTGTTTTCCGCATCTGTGTAAGAGGACATGACTATGCCTTTGTCGGCTCGGATAGGAATAATATAGCGGAGGGGAGAGTCTGTCACAATCTTAGGGAATCCATCAAACCAGGCGGGGGTCGGATAGACCGAGTATGTTCTTAGGAGAGGCTGCATCTTGAGGTACTTGAGTGCGGGAAGATTCTGGAAGGGGTTGATTTGTTTGAGGGCGTCACTGTGCACAGCGAGAATGACTTTGTCGGCAGCCAAGGTCGTGTTTGCGAATTTACATACGATAGGGGTTGTGTTTTTTTCTATGGCTGAGAGGCGATGGTTCAGTAAGAAGTGTACACCACGGTATTCTAGGGTAGCGCGCATCCGTTTCATCAGTGTGTCCAAGCCCTCTTTCACAATATAAAATCCCCCTTCAGAACCCATCTCGCCTTTTAGGGATTTGAGCGCAAGATCTCCACGCATCGTATTAATTTCGGAGCGATAGGGGAAATGGTGTAAAAGGGTTTTTGTCTCGGCTTCGCCGTATACTTTGTAAAGGAGTTCTTCTACTGTATATCTGCCTAGAGTGGTGGGAGGAAGGTGTGAAAGGGCGCTGATAATAAAGTCGGATATATCTGACCATTGGTTTTCTTGGATCTTTTTCTCGTCGGAAGAAATCCAGGCTTCTTCGGCCGAAAGAGGTATCTTGGTGAGTTTGTATTTGTTTACATAACTGGTTATCAGTTTGTGAGAGGCGTGTATTCTTCCCGCTCCAGACTCCCACTGCAGACTGGCGGATCCCTTGCGGAAAGTAAAGCAACGCCCGCCCACGTAGTCGTAGGCTTCCGCAATGGCGATTTTCTTGGTAGAGCCTTCACTGAGTCGCATGGCGCAGTGGAGGCCGGCTATGCCAGCACCAATAATGAGAATATGATAATCGGGATCCGAGGGCATCTTATGTATTGGTGGATTATTCATTTGTCCTTTGTACTTAGTAAAGTCGTATGTATCCAGGCGGCCACCTTCGCCGTCTCGCTGGACTGTATGGGGCCAGTGAGTTTTCTGCCAGGATGTATCATGGCGAAACTCGGAATGCTTCTGACCTGGCAGTAGCCAGGGGTATAATTATTCTCGTCAATGTCGCATTTATAGACGGTGAGATTCGGGAACTCTTCCAGGAGAAAGTCCCATTTGATGCGTTTACAGGGACCACACCAGGGTGCCGTGAAGTATACTAAGGCCGGGGATGTAAGAGGGGAATTTGTATTATAAAGTTTTTCAAACATCTCTTGATTTTGGAGGGGGATCATTCTTGTCGGGGAAGAGTCCATTTGCGCTTCTACCCGCCGCAAGAAGTAATCCGCCACCAATAATCGCGGCCATCGTGGTAAAGGCGAAATAATCCAGGGATGTTTTTTCTTGGCCGCCTTGGCCGCCTTGGCCGCCGCCTTCTTGTGACTGTTCCAGTACATGTTCCTTTGCCGTCCTTTCTGCGCCTTTGTATTCATTGTCGTGTTTACGGAGAGCATCATTGAAATACACCGGCATAATATTCGGACTGAAGCCATCCTTATTCATCGTAAGTCCAGGATAAAGCACGTAGTCCATGAGAGAGCTACGGAACAGGAAGGGCCGTTTTATTCCGAAGATAAGCTCCACGGGCTTGAACAAAACAATAAAGATATCGCACAGGATAGACACTAATTCCAGCAGATATCCAACTGCGGCATAGCTGAGTGGGAAGATGTTAAAGAAACGTGCCATCGCATTGCCATAATCCCCAACAATCAATGATCCCACAATTCCAATAGGACACAATAAGCAGTAAAAGAAGAAGGCCCAGGGTTTTGCAGAATGTGTGCGATCTTTATAGGGGCTTGTGCTTAGAAATCCATCGGAAGGTACCCACATGCCTTTTGCGAGTCCGAGGGCTCCAAGCGGACTGTCCATGCCGAATAGATTCAGTTCTTCGTCCGTTAATCCCAAGGAAGAAAGCTGGATCAAATCATATAACCACGGATATCCTAGCAAAAATTTATTCCCAAAGTATACCATTACCGCAGTTTGCGGGCTTTTTAGAAGAAGATGGTGAAGACCAAACCAACCAAAAAATAATGTGAACCACCACATCCCATTGCGGGTATAATGTTTTTCTTGCCAAAATTCTGCTCTTGTATGGGACACAGCAGGAAATTCCATTCCCCTTACTGTTATGAATCTTCTATTAATATCAGCGGATAAACCCAATTGCCGGAACGGGTTTTTTAGATACGGAATAAGAGTCCTCCAAAACCATCCACGATACGAAGAACATTGTGGTTCAGTCCGTAGATTCGGACAGTGGCAGAACCTCTTGCCGGAACCACCGCGTTATTCATCTGTAACTGTAGGGTTATGGTGTCAATGCGACTGGCATTGAGGCTTCCGCTCGGCTGTACATCTTCGGGCTTGAGTGCGAAACTGTAGCTATATATATAGTCATTCTTCGGAATTGCCGTGTGGTACTGGAAAGGCTGTACAAGCCGGAAATAATCTGCGTTGCGCATGTCAAAGCGGTCATAGCCCTCTATGCGCACCAGGGCGGTGTTTATTAAATTCTGGTAGGCGTGCGGGCTTCCTATGGCGGGCTCCCCTATCGCCACATTCGTGTAATTGAACCACTGGTGCGCATTTACCGCCGCCGATCTCTGTACAACCCAGTACAGCTCCCTGAGAGGGTGATTGAACTCCATGGGGATTTGTACGGTAGTCGCAGTGGCATCAATTGATATATTCGGAGTGTACTGGACCTGTTCTATGAGATACTCGTGCGCATTGGCCACGAACCGGCGGCGCTCCTCCGTGTCCAGATGTACGTAGTCGCCGTATAAGGTCATGCTCGTGATAGAGGCGGAATTTGCGCTCTGAACACAAGGAGTGGCAGTCGGATTATCCACGACGAACATTTGGTCGAGGGCTCTTAGGGTGATATTGATACGGATCGGATGATATTGGATGGCGAGCAATGGCAAGAAAAGCCCGGGATTCTTGCAAAACCAGAAACGCAGGGGAATGTATAGGAAGAGGGGTCCGAATTGATTCACCTGCGCCGACGGCTTATTTCCTTGGTTCGCGCCGGCTGTTTTTCCTATCATGGTGTTCCATCCATCCAGCTTCTCACTCGTGATGGTCAAATTCGATAGAAGCTCCATCCATTCGCCGGTCTGTTTATCGATCTCTTGCTCGCCTATTTCTATACTCACTTCTTGAATGAGAGAATGGCCGACAGAATTCGGATATGATAGAGGAAGGCCTGTTACAGAGTCCTTTATCGCCGGAAGAGCGATTTCTAGCCATAGTGCGCCGAGTAGATCCCCCTTTCTCGGTAATAATACCGTGGTCCTTCTTCCAAAGTCCGGTTGACTGTCAAAGGGAATCACCTGTTGCTCCATGGAAAAATTGGTGTATCTGCGATACACCATCTTGAACCAGGTCACTTGAGGATTTCCGGTCAAGAAGACATCCTGCTTTCCTTGAGCCACTAATTGTAATAATCCTCCTCCCTGGGTCATTCTGTTTGTGTGTAGGATAATGCGAATCAGAGCGTAGCACGCAACTAGAAATTAATATTAGGTGAAATAAGAATGAGTGGTGGTGGTCAAAATACCATTGTCCTTCGCACCGTATATGCCTTGGATCCGAGAACAGGTCAGTATTTGAATTCCAATCAGATGCTTCTGACAGACGGCCTCGGAGGCACACGCTGGATAGATTCCATATCTACGTTGATTATCTCAGGTGGCTCGGTTATGAATGACCTTCCGTCAACAATACAGTACTTTTCAACGGCGATGTACAGCAATACTCTGTATTTTAATGGCCTATCTTCCATGTCGACGGACATGTATACGGCGATCTCCACACTTTCTACTGCGATTGGAAACACTCTGCCAGGATCCATCTCGAGGATGAATTTGCTGAGCACGGTGGCTGGTCTCGGTAGCGCAGGATATGTGAGTACATCGGGGGTCTATGACATCATCAGTAATGTATCCGCCGAAGGTAATGTGAGCGGGGCGAGCGTGAGTACTATCGCATCTGCCCTGAGCAGTAACTACAAGATATACGATATTAGCACGACCACCTCCTACATACAGGCGAGCACAATAAGTAGTTTTTCGGGTCTAGGTACACTTGGATATTTGAGTACGGCGAATCTAACAAGTACTGTAAGAGGGTTGGGTTCTGCCGGTTATATAAGTACTAGCGGGCTCACAAGTTCTATACAGGGGCTTGGCTCTATAGGATATATCAGCACGTTCCATCTTGCGAGTAGTATAGAGGGTCTTGGCTCGGCAGGTTATATAAGTAGCTATAGTGGTTTGACGAGTACGGTGGTGGGTCTGGGTTCTGTAAATTATGTGAGCACAGATAGTTTAGTAAGCACTGTGCTTGACTTGAAGACATTTTATACTTCCAATGCGGGTGTAACAGGGGTTATGTTGGCATCTACGGTGGAAGGTCTAGGCAATTCTTCCTATGTGAGTACTTCGTCGCTTGTTAGTACAACGGAAGCCCTGAGTGTATTGAGAACATCTACGCGCATTGATGACGCTGGCAATGTGATTGTCATTGGGGGAGTAAATAATTTTTCAAATACAACCAATATTGTTTATATAAGCACTTTCTTAATGAGTTCTATCACATATTCGGGAAATCAGGGATATAGCTTTAACGCCACGAAGGTTCCTGGCTTAGAACATGATTTGACGTTTTCCACCGCTTCTATTGATTTCTCTGGCTTCAGTAATTATATTACGAGTAATTCTAGGATTACGATTGATGTGTACCCAAATATCGCGTTTTCTAAGTTGGCTACGGGAGCTACCGCCACGGCTGTTTTACCTATAAGCACGTTTTTGAAATATGGCGATATTAATATGTATAGTACAACGGTGACATCTTTTTTGAACGTTACCAACACTCGTGTGATGTTAGAGAGAAGTGTGGACGGGTTTCCGCCTGTATATGTAGATCAATCGAACTTCTTCAACACTCCTATTAAACTGTGTGTTCCAACAGGAGAGATTCGGTCGTTTTCGAATACATACAATCTGGTACATTATATGCCGAGCAGTTTGAACTTTAATTTCTACCAGAATGCGCTACACTCGAATGATATTACGCCTTTTTTCGGTTCTACTGGCTCGTTGTTCGTAAGTGTACAAAATTTACCTACGAATTAGTAGTATAAATGCAAGGTCCTACAGGTCCCACAGGTTCTACGGGTGCTCCGGCCCCTGTATATGTTTCTAGTACAGTTCATCCATGGACTTCTTCCGTTCGCGCTGTATCGTGTGGAGGCCTTGAAACACTTTTGATTGGCAAGGGGCTACCCTTTATTCCTGGGAACAGCGTAATTGTTGTGTCACAGAACGATCCTGGGCAGTTTTTTCAAGGCCGGGTCAGGACATATACTTCCGGAACAGGCAATATCATTATATATGTTTGTAAGGTGAGTGGAACTCCCCTGTTTCCTTTGTCAATATACAACATTAGTTTGAATCCGGTTGATGGTATGATGGGAGACACGGGCAGTACAGGGGCTACTGGGTATACTGGGGCACCTGGGGCACCTGGGGAACCTGGGGAACTTGGGGCTACTGGGGCTACTGGTTCTACCGGTGCTACTGGGCCTACTGGGCCTACTGGAGCTACAGGGGCTACAGGGGCTACTGGACCTACTGGGGCTACTGGACCTACTGGGGCTACCGGTGAGACGGGTCAGACAGGTGCTACAGGTGCTACAGGTGCTACAGGGGCTACCGGTCAGACGGGTGCGACAGGTCAGACGGGTGAGACAGGTTCTACAGGCGCGACAGGTTCTACCGGTGCTACAGGGGCTACCGGTCAGACGGGTGCGACAGGTCAGACGGGTGAGACAGGTTCTACAGGTGCTACAGGTGCTACAGGTTCTAACGGTGCTACAGGTGT